AAGACAAGATAAAAATCCTGTAAAGTTTATTCTTTATACAAACAAGGATGATGCTAATGAAGCAAAAGATGCAATGAATTCTTTTGTTGCGTTGATTGATCAGTTGTGGGAAGATGTTTTTGGTGGTGTTAATAAGATCACTAAGGCAAATTTCAATACATCAGATTTTGATAAACCGTATATTATTTTGGGTGCTGTGCCACAGGTAATTGGACGACATAATCTGGATAGTATCAAACTTATTCCAATCGACAAATATTAAGACTCTAATACTAATCGGTTATAAATAAGACAGAGTGGGGTTGCAACCCTTCTCTGTCTTTGTTATATGGATCAATCGGGAAGAATAAAAAAATGGGTATTACCGACTACGGCAAACAGTTACGGCGGAATAGGGTTCAACTAGAGAATCCTTTGGACAAAATCCAAAATTTCTTGCACGAAGCAAAGAAACCCCGTGGTGAGGAATTTGAGAATATCATCTGTGTTGCTTACAATATGAAATCTTTGGGTCAGAGCAAAGAACAAGCAATTAAGTCTGCTGACACTAAGTGGGACGATGAAAAATATAATGATTGGTTGGGTGTAGGGGATAAAATAGTACAAAATTCATTTCCTAGTCCATCAGGCACCATGAAACATTTTGGTTCTGGTAACGCTGAATTGAATCCAAAATGGAACTCTTATTTTATTCAAACTACAGGAAAACCCGCTGGACGCACTACAAAAACACCAAAAACCGACATGTACATTGGTGGACAACGTATTAGTCTTAAAAAATACGGTGGTTCCCAATTAATGTCTGGTGGACAGGCAGAAACGCTTGCTACTCTTGCCGCAGCATATGATAATCTCCCCGCAAAAACAAAATCATCTGCACTTGATAAATCTTGGAATGATCTGACTAAGAGAATTGAAAAGGATTTTATCAAGTTCAAATTGCCCGCTGGTAAACGAATTGGTGATTATAAATCAGCAATTAATGCTGGTGTTGATGATGACCTAACAAATTTTGTAAAAGATGCGTTAGAGAGACAAACTGAAATGACCAAGGCACTTCAAGATTTGTTATCTACTCCAGAGGTAAACAGAGAAGTTGTTCGTGAGGCTATGACAGGAAATCAAAAGTTTAAAGACCCATTACCAATCGCATCACATATCTTAAAATTTGATGAGGACGGTAAGTCAAATTATATTGAAATTGATAACAAGTATGTTGATTATGTTGCATCACAAACATCGTTCAACATATCATTTAAGACTGGCGGTACAGGTAAGGGTGCTTGGACTGCCACGAAAGCTATATTTAAAGAGGCGTATGAGTATGCACATAAGGAGTGTCTACAAGAGGCATTGTTCGATAGGGTAGTAAAGGGTGTTAAATCTGGTGTGAATTTCTTAAAGAACATAGTTAAAAAGATGTTAGACTTCATATGGAAAAAAGTTAAGTCATTACTTGTTTCCAGTATAGGTAAGGTGTTAGAAATATTAGGATTAAGAATTGACGTAACGAATGGCGATCCAAAGGTAAATTTCTGATGAAAAACTTTATTGATATCTACGAAAAGAGGGTAGATGTAATTCAACGCAAGAAGCAAGCAAGACGTATGGCAAAGTTGGCAAAGTCACCATCTTTTCAGTTGAAGAAAAAACGTGCATTGTTAAAGTTTAGAAGTGCAGATAAAATAGATGCCGCCGCAAGAAAAAAGACGATCCAAAGCTTCAGAGATCGCTTCTACCCACAGTATAATGAAATGTCACTTCAACAACGTTCGGTTGTGGATCAGAAATTGCTTCAGAAATTTGGCGCCAAAATAGACAAGATTAGTAAAAAGATGGCCATGCGTCTGAAGAAAGACGAAGTAGAGAGAGTTAAACAAGCTCGCGCAGCACAGAGAGAAGACTCATGAAAAAGTTTAGAGAGTTAGCAGAAGTTCAATCTAAGGTTGTAGTAATGGCTTTCGGGAGAATGAATCCGCCCACAATTGGCCACCTCAAACTCGCAGATAAAGTAAAGTCTGTTGCTGGAAGTAATCCATATAGGATTTACTTGAGTCAAACAGTTGGGCCGAAAGACCCACTCAGTTGGCCCAAGAAAATCGCTTGGGCCAGGAAGTCATTTGGAAGTAAACATGCTAAGTCTATTATGGCAGACAAAGAAGTTAAAACATTTATTCAGGCCGCCGAAAAGTTGTATAAAGAGGGATTTACTCAACTAATAATGGTGGCCGGAAGTGATAGAATAAAAGAATTTCAAACCCTACTTGACCGATACAACGGAAAACCAGACAAGAAAGGTAAAGTTGTATTTGACTTTCCAGATGGCGTCACGGTTGTATCCAGCGGAGAGCGCGATCCCGATTCGGCAGACCCAACAGAAGCGATCAGCGCCAGCGTCATGAGGGCCGCAGCGCAATCTGGAGACTTTGATACTTTCAAGAAAGGAAGTCCACTTAAAGAAACTGATGCTAAGAAACTCTACCTTGAGGTTCGCAAAGCAATGGGTGTCCGTGAAGCAAAAGAAAACCTCGACATAACCTCAGATTACGATTTAATTCGTGATGCATACCTACGAGGAGAGTGGGGGAATATCGGAGACATCGTAGAAGCAAATGGTTTCAGTGGTGAAGTGGTTCGTCGAGGAACTAATTATCTTTCATTCGTTGATAAAGAAGACGGTAAGTTTCACAAAGCATTTTTACACCAAATTGATGAACGTGCCTGGTATAGTGCTTTAGGTGGTAAAATTCAGAAAAAAGTTGCACCTAGAGAATTCGAAAAAATGGCAAAGCAATACGTTGCCCTAGCAAAGAAACCTGAGTATAAGGGGAAACCTAATCTTGCTGCAGCTCAAATTGCATTACAGTATAGAGATGTAAATCCTCGTACTCTTATCTCATACATCAACGATCTTGTTATGCAGGGTAAGTTGCCAAAGGAACTTCGTGCAAATTATATGCCCACGTTCAAGGAAGCAACCTCTGTAAAACAGGACAGCCAGATTAAAGACCGGCCCGGAACGCAACCCAAAAAATATTATGCAAAGGATGCCGAAGGTGATGAAATGTCCAAGTCTACTAAGCAGGCAAGGGCAAGACATTTTGAGAAGGGTGCAGATAAGGACGATAATGATCCTAGTGCATACAAACCCGCACCCGGCGACAAGAGTGCAAAGACTAAACTATCAAAGCACACAAAGAAAGTTCGTCAGATGTATCCAGACCTCTATGATGAGGCCCGCGATTATAAGAAAGAGTATGCCAATTACCACTCAAAACCAGAACAGATTGAGAGACGTTCATCACGCAACAAGGCTCGTCGCATCATGGGTGATAAGGCAGTCAAGGGTAAGGACATTGGACACAAGGATAACAATCCTCTAAACAATGATCCAAAGAACCTTCGCAATGAAGACCCATCAACCAATCGCAGAGAACCAAGACTGCGTGAAGGTGCAGCAGATAGTTCTCTTGCAAAGAAGGCAGATAAGTCTGGTATCTCAGTGAGTATTCTCAAACAAGTTTACAATCGTGGTGTTGCTGCATGGCGCACAGGACACAGACCAGGCACAACTCCAGAGCAGTGGGGACATGCTCGTGTAAACTCATTCATATCAAAATCCTCTGGAACTTGGGGTGGTGCAGACAAAGACCTTGCTGCAAAGGCAAAGGGTAAGAGTGAGTCTGTTGATCTTGGTGAGAGTTGGAAACCAAGTACAATGAGTGGTTACTCTGCACTTATGTTTGCAAAGGAATTTCCAGAACATGAAGTGAAAGGTGCATTCCAGTATCATCCAGATGTTCTAGATGAAATTGATGAGGGTCTATGGGACAACATTCGCAAGAAGCGTGAAAGAATTAAGAGTGGTTCTGGTGAGAGAATGAGAAAGAAGGGTGAGAAGGGCGCACCCACACCAGACCAGATTCAGAAAGCACAGGAAGAGGCATGTTGTGAGGACTGCGAGACAGAATCCATTCTTATTGAAAACAACCAGTATCGTGTAGGTTCTGAAGCATACTTTGAGTATTTCAATGACATGCGAAAGATGTATAATGAAGGTCGTCTAGAAGTTACTGGTTTCGACAAGGAACTCATGGAAGGTGATCTTGGTAAGTTCGCAACCTATGAAGAACAGGTTGTTCCTCTAGAGTGTCCCATGATGGAATCAGAGTATCAGGGTAAAGATGTAGAACTCAACAAACCAAAGGCTGGTGGTCCAAAGAAATACTATGTGTATGTGCGTGACCCATCAACAGGTAACGTAAAGAAGGTTACATGGGGTGACACAACAGGTCTAAAGGTGAAACTGGATGACAAGGAAGCAAGGAAGTCTTTTGCTGCTCGTCACAAGTGTGATCAACAGAAGGATAAGACTAAGGCTGGATATTGGGCATGTAATCTACCAAGATATGCATCTCAACTTGGACTTTCTGGTGGAGGAAACTTCTATTGGTAAATCCTTATGATGATAAATATATAGATGGAAAAATAATTCGTTCTTTTAGTCGATTTGTTGAAAATACAGAGTTAATTTGGCATAGAGACAAGAAGAACAGAGAAGTAAAAGTTTTATACGGAGAAGGTTGGCAATTTCAGTATGACAACGAACTACCAAGACCTCTGAGTGTCGGAGATAGTTTGTACATTGCAAAGGAAACATTTCATAGACTACTAAGGGGGGATACCACTTTAGTATTGGAGATAAAAGAAAATGACTAGTTACAGACAATCAATGAAAGACACGCTAGAACTCATGAATCTAATGCGTGAGGCATCTCTTTTAGAAAGAGACTTAACTCCTGACGAAGAGAAGCGTAGGGAAGAGATTGCAAAAGACCTTCCTGACGATGACTTCAAGAAGCGTTATGGTGATAAGTGGATGCAAGTCAAGATGGCCACTGCAACCAACATGGTGAAGAAAGAATCATTTGACCTTGATGAGGTAGGTGGTTCTGCGTTTGGTGGAACGATTGATAAAATTCAAAAGGTTGTTGATGACAAACAAGCAATGAAGATTGATGGTGTAATGGTTGATACATTTACCGCATCATTAATTATGAATATCTTTAATAAGGTAAACAAGCAAAATCAAGACAAGATGAGGAAAATGAAAGTCACTCAACTTGCTAATGCAGCATATAAATTGGCAGGAGTGAAAGAAGAAGTTGAACTTGATGAAGATGCTTCAAATTTCAAATCTGCTGTTGCTCGTATTAAGAAAGCAAAAAGTGCTAAAGATTTAAAGAAACTTGAAAAATCTTTTGAACGTGTATATAAACAAACTGATGCACTTACGGATAAAGAGTTTGGGCAACTTGATGATATGATTTCCGACAAATTAGTAAAATTTGGTGAAGAAGTTGAACTTGATGAAGGTAAGATGCAAGATATGTGGCAGAAGAAGAATGCCAAGTCACTTTCAGTTGGTCCCTTTGAACTTCTTCGTGGTAAGAGTGGTGTTCATACCATTAAACAGAGTGGTAAGGTAATCGGTGACTTCTCATATGACGATGAGGCAGATAACTTTGTTGCAAACATGAAGGGTATGAAAGGTCAATGGACGGGTAACGATATCGACTCTCTTTTCACTCATCTTCAGAAGGTTCACAAGGAAGAAGTTGAGATTGAAGAAGCATCTGCCGCTGCTGATGCTCGCCGTGCAATGCGCCGTGACCCAGATATGAAACAGAAATTCTCAAAAGATGTATCTGCAACTGACGATGACAAGAAGGCTGCATCAAAGAATATCATGGTGCAGATGAGAAAAGCACAGTCTCTAAATGGTAAGTTTGATGTTGAGTTCCAAGATGGAAAGAAGGTCAAAATTCCTGCAAAGATGGCAATCGCAGTTCAGCAGAAATACAACTCAATGCGTAAACCCGCAGACAAAGAGAAGTTTCAGGCAAAGATTGGCAAGTCTTATCGTGATATGTTAAACGCACTTAAAGAAGCAGTGTCTCCTGCACAACAGGCAGCCATTGCAATCTCTAAGAAAGAACGTGGAGAGAAACCCAAAAAAGAATCTATCCTAGACAGGATTGATAGAAAAATCAAGGAGAATAAAAATGGGTAAGAAGTATTTTGATACAAAGGAAGGAACCCTTGAGTCTTCTGTCCTCAATGTCTGGGCAGAGGCTGCAAAGAAAAGTGAGTCAATGGATAAGGTAAATCCAAAGGCACTCAAGAAGGACTTTGATGACCGCAAGGACAAAGACATCGACAATGATGGTGATGTGGATGATTCTGATGAGTATCTACACAATCGTCGTAAGACAGTCTCAAAGGCAGTTAAGAAGGAAGAAGTTGAACTTGATGAAGTATTTAATGGAACTAAAAAAGATATTCGTAAGATTGCAAGAGCAACAGATAATGCTTTAAAGAAAAGATCAGCACAAATTCAAAAAATGTTGAAATCTAAAACTAATGAAAAAGGTAGAGGACTAACAGATTTTGAGTTTGACCATATTAGTGATGAAGGTGATGCGATTGCCGCAGAATTAGTATATCGTAAGAAGGGTGGTAAAGGCCCTATCAGTGATGATATTCCACCCCATCTCAAGAAATTTGTTAATGAAGAAGTTGAAGAGTCCTATGAGATTGGTACAAATGAGTATCGTGATCATGCACTAGATACAACTCCTGGCCAGTCTCTAACATGGGGTTCTGCAAATGCATATAAGCAGGCAGCCATGAAAGAAGCACTTGCAAAAGTTTGGGGTTTAGACGAAAAGGTACTTGACAAATCTGAGGAAGATGATAAAATAGCACCAGTAAAAGGCAAGAAGTCCATGACAGGTGGAAAGGTTGCTGATGTTGATGTTGACCCTGAGATGAAGAAAGAAGATAAGTGAAGACACTACTTGAAGTAAGGCAGATTTCAGAAGCAGAGTTGCCTACTATCTTTTGTGATATGGATCAAGTTCTTGTTGACTTTATCGGTGGTGCAGAGGACGCAATTGGTGAACCCTTTGCAACTGCCGATAAAGATCAACGTTGGAATAAGATTGCAAACACAAAAGGTTTTTGGGCAAATCTTTCATGGTTATCTGGTGGTAAACGTTTGTGGGATTTTATCAGTAAGTATGATACTGAAATCCTATCTGCATATTCTAACCGTGATGGAACTTCACGGAATGGAAAACTGAAATGGTTATCCAAGAATACGAAGATTAAACGTGGTAAGATTAACCTTGTTATGCGTTCTGATAAACAGAAGTATGCGACAACGAATGGTAAACCAAATGTATTGATTGATGATTATATCAAGAATATTAACGAGTGGGAAGCCAAAGGTGGAATCGGTATCCACCACACTAATGTGAGTAAAACCATTTCAGAACTTAAACGTCTGGGGTTTAAATAGTATAAATAGACAAACAAACTCTATAATTAAGGAGAAAAACAATGCCTTTATGGGGAGCTTCGGATGCTGTTGAAGATAAACCAAAACACTTCACAGACGCTGAGAAATTAAATGTTTATGCCACAAACGAAGGTTGGGTTAAGAAGACAACTGGAACTGGTGGTCGCGCCGGACGTGTACAGGAGGAAATCATTGTTGCTATCGGTGGTTTGAGTACTTCACTGAACCTCGCAGATATCACTGCTATTGATTTCAATAACACTACTGCTGATAAGTCCGATGGATTTACACTAAGTGCCACGGTCACCTTCAACGAGGAAGTCGAAGTTGCAACCGATGGCGGAACACCACACCTTGCTGTTACAAACGGCAACCAAGGAACTGGTACTGGTCGTGGTCCACACAACCTTCTATATACCAGTGGTTCTGGTACGAACAGACTTACGTTTGAACTTGCAATTGCTGCTGCTAATGCTGCAACAAACGCAGATGACGTTCTTACAATTGGTGCGAATGCAATTGCGTTAAACAGTGGTACAATTAACGAACTGTCTCTAGACCACTTTATTCTAGAGAGCGGTACAAATGCTGACGATTCAACAGACGAGTTTATTCGACTAGAGGGTGCTCAAGGTGGTTTCTTGAACCAAGAAAACAACACCGCCTCTACGATTACAAACTCTGCTGCAATCGGCACTGCTGCGGGATCGATTACTGTAACCGCATAATAGTTAACTAAACTTTATAATGGAGATATTATGAGTATTACTGAAGAGTCAATTCAAAATCGCATGGAAGTTCTAGTAGAGGATGTAAAGACTGTACGAGAACGGATTGCAAATGCTGAAAAGCAGATTATGGACGATAAGGCAACGCTAAACGCACTGTTGG